CACTAAGTACAATGGGTGGTGCATTACAACAGCAAAGACAAGCTGAACTAGCTGCTCAACAACAATTAAATATACAAAATTTAAATCAACCATTAACAGCTGCACAACAATACGGTTCAGGAGTTACAAGTTTAATAGCTGGTTATCCTGGTAAAAATATTCAAGAAGTTACTCCTAGTCCAAGTGGATTATCATCTTTATTAGGAGCAGGTTCTACGTTAGCTGGTATCTACGGAGCATTAAAATAATGAGTAGAGTATTTAGAAGACCTATGTTTAGAGGAGGTTCTACTAACATGAATGGTATTATGTCTGGTATTGAAGATAGAGAAAACTATGCAACAGGATCAGCTAGAGAACAGTTAGAAAAAATTGCTGAACAATATCCTGATCAAGGTGTTAGTCCATTAAATCAATTTTTAATTCAAGGTGGTTTAGCATTAATGTCTCAACCGTCTACAGGTAGTTTATTGGGAGATATAGCAACAGCAGCAAAACAACCTACAGCTCAATTACTTCAAGACTTATCAGCAAGAGGTCAATTAAAAAAGAAACTAGCTTTAGAAGGAGCAGCAATAGATATTGAACAAGCTGGTAAAGAAAAATTACTACAACAAAAATTAGATGCACAAAAAAAATTAGCGGAAATGGAATTAGGTGAAGAAGGTTTGTTTAGTACTAAAGATTTTTTCGAAGAATACGGAAGTAAGGTTCAAGCTGAAAATAGAAAAGATTATGAAAATTTAGGTTTAGAATCTAAAGCAAATGAAGCATTTGGACAATCATATGAAGGATTTATTGGGGGTAAACATGGTAGATTATCTGATTATGAAAAAAAAGGAAACATTGGAAAAGTATACTATGATGTAACTGATGGTATTTTCAAAAGATTAAGAAAGACAGCAGAAGGATATGAGTATGAACCATTAGATTTAGCTACATTTGATTTAGAAGCTGATAAATTAAAAAAAATACCAAAAGAAAAATTTTCAGGGGAAAGAAGTGAAAATCCATCTTATAGAAGACCACCTAAGGAATTTAATATAAAAGAAGTAGACCCATTTGATCCATACTCTGGAGCATAGGAGGTTACATGGCAGAATATCTACCACTTAACGAAGCAGAAAGAGATAGCGATAGATCTTGGTATTCATCATTTGCATCTGGAATAGCATCGGGTCTTATAAAAGTACCTGAAGGAGTTTTCTCTTTAACAGCTGAACTAATTGATTTAGGTTTTGATACAGATACTGCAGCAGATGTTGAATCATTTTTCGATAAAATAAATATATTTGAAGATGCTGCTCAAGATAGAGCTATAGGTAAATTAACAGAATCAATTATTCAAGTAGGTATACCAGGTACAGCGGGTTTCAAACTAGCTAATCAAGCTGCCAGAAGAATAACAGCCAAAACTTTAAAAGCAAAACGTAGAAATGCTTTTGCTGATTTTAAAAAAAATAAAGATAGGGTAGCATTAAGAGACTCATTAAATAAAGCTAGAGATTTAAATGTTAAATCAAAATATCCAAGATTTGCAGTGGGGTTAATGGGTGGTGCGACAGGTGAAACATTTGTTGCTGATGTTGAAAAGATTGGAACTTTTGGAGATATGTTTGAAGGAGGCCCAACTCAACTAGATAGAGAAGAAGGTTTTGGTAGAGAAGATGCTGCACGAAAATTATCAAATAGATTAAAGTTTGGATCTGAGTCTTTATTAATTACACCTTTTGTTTATGGTGCTGGTAAGAGTGCAAAACTATTAGCTCAAAGAGGTAAGGAATTAGCATACAGCGATAATCAAGTTGCTAGATTTTTAGATAAATATATCAGAGCTCCTTTTAGTCCTAGAGGTGGTTTAACTGAAGAATTATTTGGTGCAGAAAAAGTAAAACAAGCTTTAATATCTAGAGATACTAATAGAGCAAAAGAAATTGTTAATAATCTTACTAGAGAAATAGATGCTATTTATCCAGAAGCTGAAAGATTATTTGGTAGAACTAGTATTAAAGAAAGAAATCAATTATTAAGTTCATTAAATAAAGCTTTGTTTGAAGGGGACCTAAGAAAACCACTAAACAAAGATGCTATTGATGAAACTTTAAAATTAATTAATAAAACAAAACTTCCTCCAGAAAGAAGACAAGCTATTATTGGAGGTATTAATAATGCTAGAGCTGAGTTTACAAATTTAATTGATATTTTAGGTAAAAATTCAAAAGGTGTTACCTTTAAAAAAGGTAAAAATGAACTACAACAAATACTTCAAGATAGAACAGCAAATTGGATAGGAAGTACCTATAGAATTTTTGAAGATCAAAACAAGGGAATATTTAAATTTTTTAGTAGATATAGACCAACTGCAGAAGCGGAAGAAGGAGCTATAAATTTTTATAAAAGAATTATTGTAAAAGATAATCCAGCGATAGCTAGTAAACCCAACCAATTAGAAAGAGAAGCTGTAATACAAGTTAAAAGTTTATTAAACTCTGTTAAAAAATTAAAAAATCCTAAAACTTTAGATTTAAATAAATATATTACTAAAACAGTAGAAGGTAAACCTGGAGGAGATTTTATTAAAAAAGTTATTGATGACACTAATATGTTACCAAAAGAATTGGGTGAACTACTGGGAGAAATTAAAGATCCTAGATACTCTATATTTAATGCTATGACTAATTTATCCGCTGTTGCAAGGACAACAAATTATTTAACATCTGTTGCAGCTAAAAATTCTGAAGTACAGGAAGCAGGAGGTAGGGGATTTTTTTGGTCGAGTAAAGAAGCTGGAGAAGAAGCATTAAGATCAAGAACCACAGGAATAGAATTAGTGCCAATGGATGATATTGTTAAAGATTTACCTGGAGGTGGAAAAGTTATTAATCCTCTTCAAGGGAATTTTACTACCAAAGAAATAGCTGAAGCGATTAAAAATGCAAATAACATTTCAAGTGGTCTACAAGGTTTTGTAAGAGGAGAAGGTAAAGAAGGTGCTGAAGCTGCAGTTAGTTGGATGTATAGAAACTTATTACTTTTTCCAAAAGGGGTTTCTCAGTTAGCAAAAACAGTTTTTTCTGTTCCTACACATTTACGTAATATGATTAGTGCTTTTGGTTTTTCAGGAGCAAATGGTATTTTATTTGAAAATCCAGCTTTAGTATCAAAAGCTTTTAGAGAAGGTATTGATGTATCTGGTTTAACAAAACTAGGAACCAATTCACCTAGAGCTCAAGAAGCATATAGAGAATTATTAGAACTTGGTGTTGTAAATTCACAAGTTCAAATTGGAGATCTTAAAGCACTATTAACAGATGTTAGGTTTGGAGAACAAGTTGCTAATTTAGATTCAATAGTAAATCCTTTTATGAAGAAAATGAAAAAACTAAAAGAATTTTTTCAAGGTAAATACGTTGCAGAAGATGATACATTTAAAATTACAAACTATGTTGTTGAATTAGATAGATTGAAAAAAGCTGCCTTAAAAAGAAATAAGAATATAGATCTTACAGATCCTGAAATAATAAAAGGATTAAAACAAGAAGCAGCCAACATTGTAAAAAACACTGTTCCTAATTATGATTTTGTTGGTTCTGCAGTTAGAACTGCAAGACTATTACCAATTGGTAACTTTATGTCGTTTCCATCTGAAATGATTAGAACAAGTTCAAATATAGTTAGTCAGGGATTAAAAGAAATGAGACACGTTCCTGTTCAAGGAGTGAGAGTAAAAGGAAGTAATTTAGGTTTAAATGTTACAGAACAAGTTTTAGAAAAAATCGTAGATCCAACAACTGGTAGAGTTAAGTATGGAGGAGTAATTTCTGAAAGAGTTGTTAAGAATAACGCATTAACTAATGGAACTTATGAAACTGGATTTAAAAGATTATTAGGCATGGCTACATTTACAACAGGAGTTCCAATAGCTTTAACTGAAGGTGCTGCTGCAATATATGATGTATCAAGAGAAGAATTAGATGCATTAAGAAGATTTGTTCCTGAGTGGTCTAAAAATTCTACATTAATTCCAATAAAAGATGAAGATGGTGAATTAAGATATGTAGATTTTAGTCATAGTAATGCTTACGATGTAATTGCTAGACCTCTTAGAACTGTATTAAATAATATTCAAGAAGGAGAATTAACTGATGAACAAATATTATCTGGTTTTGCAGGTGGTATAGCAGAAGCTGGTGCCGAGATAATGAACCCATTCATTTCAGAATCTATTTGGACAGAAGCTGCAGCAGATTTAACTATAAGAGGTGGAGTTACAAAAGATGGAAGAAGATTATATACGGATCAAACATCTTTTGGTGACAAACGTGCTATTGAATTTATGCATTTAGGTAATGCATTAGCTCCATCATATAAACAATATGGAAGATTAATTCAAGCAGCCACTCAAACACCTACTAAAAGAGGGGAAACACTCGATGTAGGTCCAGAGATTGCAGGATTCATGGGTCTTAGACCAATTAAAGTAGATCCATTAAAATCGATGGGTTTTAAAATTTCTAATTATCAAAAAGGTATTAGGGATGCTAGAAGAGAATTTACTGGAGGTGCTTTTGGATTATTAAAAGGTGGTCCAGTTGATCCAAATGATATTATAAAAAGATTTGCAGCATCTAATAATGCTAGATTTGGAGTTCAACAAGAGATGTATAAAGACTTAACTGCTGCTGAAGTGTTAGGTGTAACAAGAAATACTTTAGGTAAACAATTTAAGGATAGACAAATTAGTGAGAAAAATTTTTTAAATTTAAGAAATGCTCAGTTCGATCCTTATTTACCATCAGCAGATATAGAAGAAAAGTTTGAAGAAATTGCACGTAATTTAGGTGGACCAAATCCTTATAATATAGCTAAACCTCAAATACTTAGAATGGTAAATGATATGCAAAGAATAGGTTTAAATAATCAATTTCTATTTGATATTGAAGATAGATTATTTAGAGCTGAAGGAGGTCAAGTAGAATCTTCTCTTTCATTAAACCTAGAAGATTATCTACTACCAGAAGTACAAACGCCACCATTACCAATGCAACCTATGCCTAGCGCCCAGATACTACAACCACAGCCTCAGGCTCCAGGAGCCATTACTCAAAATGGATTGACGCCAACAGAAAATGCTTTATTATCTGAAGAAGAAAAACAAATAAGATTAAGACAACGAGGATTGGCATAATGCCTAAAAAAGATTTAGCACTAGAGAAGATAGAATCACACGAAAAACTTTGTCGTATTATGCAAAAACAAACTCATCAAAAAATTTCAGGAATAGAAAACGATATTAAAGAAATTAAAAATCATATGCGTTATGCAATGACTGCTTTAGTAGCAGGTATGTTTACTATTATAATAATACTATTCGAAAAACTGTAGTTATTTTGGGAGGTTGGGCACTCAGCTGCCGGGATTGATTATAGTGGGGACTATAATCGCTATATCCATTCTCTAAAATCTTCATCCATAATTGTATTAGCAATATTAACTTTTTCACGCAAAGCTTTTACAATTCTTTCATCAATAGTGTCTTGACTCATGATGTCTATGTATGTCATTTTTTGAGTTTGACCTATACGATCAATACGTGCTTCTGATTGTTGACGTTTTTCAAGATCATAACCATTTGAAAAATAAATCATATTACTTCCAGCAGTTAATGTAATACCATAACCACCTGTATGAGTAGTGCCAACAAAGAACCTGCATTTATCATCGTTTTGAAATTTTTTAATATTAGCTGATCTTGCATCAGTGTCTGTTGCACCATAATAATCTACAACAGAGTCATCACCATATACTTTTTTAATCTCAGAAATAATTCTTCTTACATCATGAGTATAATGAGACCATATAATAGTTTTACCCTCAACATTTTCTAGAATGTTCATTAGTTCACCTAACCTACTACATGGTAAATTTTTTACTGTGCCATCATCCGCAGTAAAATGACCACAAGTAATTTGATGTAGTCTCATTAACTGAGTCATGACAGTTGCTGAAGATTGCATTTTACCATCCAAAAATGCAATAGCTTCTTTTTTCATCTGAGTATAAACTTTTTTCTGTTCTGCAGTTAATTCAACATAATGTTTAACATAAGTTTTTTCAGGTAAATCTAAACAATCTTCTTTTAATATTCTTTTTGAAAAAGGTTTTATTTTATCTGATAACTCACCTAAATTCATATAGCCTACTACAATTTCTACTCTTCTACCATTAACTTCAATTTTTCTCATTTTTGCGTATCTAGATCTAAAAGTCCAGTAAGAATCATGACCTAAAAGCCACGGGTCAAGAAAAGCACATTGAGAAAATAAATCTAATGGTGATTTAGTCACAGGAGAACCTGTTAGTATTCTTCTATATTTAGCATGTTCTCTCAAAGCTAAAATATTTTTAGTTCTATTAGATGTTGGAGTTTTAATAGTTGTTGCTTCATCAATTGCAATCATTGCTTTATGACAAGATAAAAACTTTTGTGCAAAATCAGCGCCATCACCTGATGAAAAAGATTCAACATTCATAATTAAAATATGAAAGTCTGTGCCAGGTTCAAATAAAGTATTTAATATTTGTTTTTGTTTTTTAGATTTATCAGATGTTTTCCATAACACCATTTTTTTATAGATATGATCAGGTAAGTGTATTGGAACTTCCTGATCATACCAGTTCTTATAAACACCTTTAGGTGCAATAAGAAGGAGGCCATTTATTTGGCCTTTATCATATAACATAGCGGCATTATCTAAAAGTACTTTAGATTTGCCTGTACCCATTTCCATGAAGTACGCAAAATTTTCTTTATCCCAAGATGCTTTTAACGCATCTAATTGATGTGCGTATGGTTTAGTTTTAAATTTATAATTCATATATTTGCTTTACTTTTCTTTCTAATTATAATAATACTTTAAAAAAAGGAAAAAGTCAAATGAAATTTTTAAAAAAGATACAATCATGAATAGTAAAGTTTATTTATTACAAGATATACCTATTGATCATAAAACTGGTCAACCTAAATACAATATTATAGGTGCGACAAAATATGGCAATATAGAAATAATGTTTAGAGCATTAGAACAGATAATGTTTTCACCGGGACCTTTTATATTTAGTATAAGACAAAAATTAAAAGATTTTACAAAAGATGATTATCTATTGTTAAATGGTGATCCAGCTATTATTGGTGTAACTTGTGCAATTGCCTCAGAAATGACAAACGGAAAATTTAAGTTATTAAAATGGGACAGACAAGAAAAAACTTATTATCCTATAGAAATAAATATATTTCAAAAATAAACTTGACAAATAGTTTTTTAACTATTATTATTCCGGCCATGAAAGTTAAAAAGAAAATAATAGGAGTTACAATATGTTAATAGATTTAAGAAAAGATGCTCCAGATCAAACAGATGTTTTGGATCCGGAAAAATTATCAACGGAAGTTGAGAAATTAAAATCTCTTCAAAAAGAGATTAAGTCTTTAGAAAATCGTGCAAAAGATTTAAAGGAAGATGAAAAACATTTTAGTTGTGTAGTCATTCCAAAATTAATGGAAGATATGAATTTAAAATCTCTTAAACTAAGAGATGGTTCAGAATTAACTGTTAAAGATATTTATGGTGCCACTATAAAAGCAGACAAAAAAGCTGAGGCACATCAATGGCTTCGAGATAATGGCTTAGGTGATATAGTAAAAAATAATATTATTGTGTCATTTGGTCAAGGCGAAGATAACAAGGCAATGGCTTATGCTACCCTTGCGAGGTCTGAAGGGTATGAACCTATCCAAGAGGAGAAAGTTCACCCTCAGACACTCAAAGTAGTTATGAAGGAATGGAAAGACAAAGGTCATGAAGTTCCTACAGAACTATTCTGGACGTTTGATGGAAATCAAACTTCTATAAAAAATAAAAAATAAATAATAACCTAATAAGGAGATATAATATGGCTGATACAAATGCTATAACTAAGAAAGATAATGCAGGTGCATTATCAACTATCAATCTAAGAGGAGACTCTGGAAGAGGTAGTGAAGAAATCAAATCGGATGATATGTCAACACCGATCTTGAAAATCCTACATCAACTATCCCCTGAATGTAATCAAACTAATGCTAAATATGTAGAAGGTTCTAAACCTGGTATGATTTATGCTAAAGGTTTGGGTACATTACTAGATGGTGAAAAAGGTGTGGATATAATTGTTGCACACGTGCAAACAAGATATCCAGAATGGCAAGAAATGGGAGACACAGCGGCTCCGCCTGTAACAACACATCTATCTATTCCAGAAGATGCTCAGGAAGAAAGAAACGGTAAGTGGAGATTATCAAATGGTAACTACTTAGAAAAAACTGCGTACTTTTATGTAATAGTTTTAGGTGATGAACCTAGACCTGCAGTAATTACCATGAGATCATCTAACTTAACACCGGCGAGAGAATTAAATCAGTTGATTAAAAATCTTAGATTTAAGGATGACAAAGGTGTTTACAATCCAGCAGCATATTCTTCAGTTTATAATTTAAAAACTGTAGGTAAAGTTGCAGGAAGTAAAAGCTGGCACGTCTACAAACCTTCTATGTCTAGAGCGTTAGATGTAGCTAAGAAAGAGGATGCTGACTTATATTTAATGGCACAAGAGTTACAAAAATCTGTATCCAAAGGTGCTGCTAAACCTGAATATGAGAAAAGCAATAAACCTCAAACTGAGGATATTGTATAATTCACTAAGTGAATACTTCGAAGGCTGGGTGGACACGGGAGACTGTGTTCACCTATTTAAAAAATAGAGAATAAGGAATAGAAATGCAAGAATTTATAAAATATTTTAAAGGCTTAGAAAGAGACTTTGGATTTTGTAATATAACTAAAGGTTATAAAGATCCAGAAACAGGAAAGATAAAATTTAATTCAGGTGATTATGGTTGGGCAGGTAAACCAATTAAAGATTCAGATTATCAAGAACATTTAGAAGGTAAAAAATCTATAGGTATACAACCTTGTGATGATAATAGTTATGCAAGATTTGGTGCAATAGATATAGATCCTAAAGTATATAAAAATTTCGATATAAAATTTTACTTAGATGTAATTCAACAAAAACAATTACCTATTATTCCAATTAAATCAAAAAGTAATGGATTACATTTATATGTATTTACCGAACAACCTGTGAAAGCTTTAGAAATAAAAGAATTTTTAGAACAAGTATTATTTTTATTTAATCTTACGATTAAGACAGAGATATTTCCTAAACAAACTAAGTTGGGTTCCAATACTGAAGGTCAAAAAATGAATGGCAACTTCATTAATCTTCCATATTTTAATAAAGTAGAAAGAGTTGCATTAAAACCAGATGGGACTGAAATGTCGTTAGATACATTTTTACAATGTGTTGAATTAAATAAAGTTAACGTAGAACAATTAAGAAATATAAAAGACAAAATTATTAAAGATGAATTAACTGGTGGTGCAGATGAATTTAAAGATGGTCCACCATGTTTAGGTATCTTAACAAAAGAAATAATGACAGATAATAGGGATAGATTCTTATTTAACTACATGGTGTTTGCTAAGAAAAAATATTCAGATGATTGGAAAACTAAAGTATTAGAAGCTGCTAGAAATTATTTTAAATTTGATCAAAACTGGACCGATGATCATGTAAAACAAAAAATAAAAAGTTGGGATAAACCAACAGCAGGTCATACTTGTCATCAAGATCCGATCAATACAGTCTGTGTTAAATCTGAATGTGTTAAAAGAAAATATGGTATAGCAAGTGAAGTTAAAGCAAGTTGGCCTGTATTAGGTAACTTGCAAAAGATAGATTTTAAACCAGATCCTGAATATTATTTTACTGTAGAGAGAGAAGATGGTGAAACGGTTCCTGTTCATGCGAAAGATATTAATAAAATAAAAGAACAAAAAGAAATGACTGGTATAATTATGGCTCAAGCGGATATACCTGTTCCTCCTATTAAAAGAATGGAATTTTTTGAAATAATTAGAACACTATTTGATAATCTAGATACGGTGCAACCGGCTCCAGGAACCAGGCCTCATGAGATATTACATAAACATTTAACTAATTTTGTTAATGAAACAAAAGCAACTAACTACCATTCATTTAAAAGTGGAAATGTTTATAAGGATGAAGTGTATGCATATTTTGTTTATGATGAATTCTATAGTTATTTAAAAGACAGAGAATGGAAAAAAGATTCTTCTAGGACTTCTCATATGATTGAAAAGTTATTTGATAAACCAGAATATAAAGATGATCCTAAACCAGAATTTAATAAAAAGAAAAGGTATCCTGGTAAAGATAAGAAAACAGGTAAACCATTTCCAGGGGTTAATGGCTGTGCAATGATTCCATTATATATTTTTAAAGATGAAGACGAAGATGTTGAAGAGATCGTAGATATAGAAGATGAAAAGGATATTGTATAATGATATATAAATATTATGGACCACCTGGCACAGGTAAGACTTATAAACTTATATCTAGAGCTAAAGCTTATGTTAAAATTGGTACACCATTACATAAAATAGGTTACTTTGCTTTTACTAAAAAAGCAGCGACAGAAGCTAGAACTAGAATGCCGGCAGAAGATAAGAAACTTCCTTATTTTCAAACACTTCATTCTTTTGCATATCACCAATTAACTTTAAATGAAGAGGATGTAATGCAACCATTTCATTACGAAGAGTTAGGAAAACTTTTAAATATAAAAGTTAAGTATCACGATAAATATAATAAAGAAGAAATATCTTATTTAAATTGTGATAGTCCATATTTTCAAATGATTGGTAAAGCAATGAATAGAGATACATCTATTAGAGAAGAGTTTGATAGAAGTGAGCATAATAATAAAGAAATAAAATGGCATCTACTTAAATACATAGATGACAATTTAAAAATATATAAACAAAAAAGAAAACTACTAGATTTTAACGATATGATTAAGAATCTAATAAATAAACAAAATTTACCTAAGTTTAAAGTTATATTTATAGATGAAGCTCAAGACTTGTCTCCACTTCAATGGCAGCTATATGATAAATTAAAAGAATGTGCAGATGATATATATCTTGCGGGAGATGATGATCAAGCTATTTATGCTTGGGCTGGAGCTAATGTAGAAAGATTTATAGAAGAACCTGCAAAAGAAAAAGTTTTAAAATATTCAAAAAGAATATCTAGAGTCATACAAGAAGAATCTGATATACCTATCAGCAAGATTAAGGGACCTAGAAAAGATAAAAATTATTATCCAAGAAAATTTGAAGGCACGAGTGAAAGAATAAATAATTTAGATCAAATAGATTTAACTTCAGGTAAATGGTTAATACTTACGAGAACACTTTCTAGATTAAGCTCTATCAAAGAAGAGTTAATAAAAAGAAACTTATATTTTAAAGTTAAAAAAGAAAAAAGTTTTAAGGTTAGATTATATAAATCTGCAATGAATTATACTTATTGGTGTATGGGTAAGATATTAGAAGAAAAAGACATTAAAGATATAAATGAATTTACTGGAAAGGAAAAATGGAATCATGAAGTTGAATGGTTCGATGCATTTGAAGAAGCAGATGAAAAAGAAAAATTATATATAAAAAATATGTTAGATAATGGTGAAAATTTGAATGAGGAAGCTAGAATATCTATATCAACCATACATGCTAGTAAAGGTGGTGAAGAAGATAATGTAATTTTGTGTCTAGACATAGGCAATAAAATAAAAAAAGCTATGCTAAAAAGCATAGACAAACATGATGAAGAACATCGTGTATGGTATGTTGGAATAACACGTGCCAGAAATAATTTATATAAACTAAAAGCTAACCTAAAAAGAAATGAGTACAAACTATGACTAATAAAGATATATTTAAAGATGCTTTTCCACAAGATAAGCAGATAGGCGGGAGTCACTACAAAGACTTTCATATTCAACCGTATGAATTTATTTCTAAGAACGACCTTTCTTTTTTTCAGGGAAACGTTATAAAGTACG